GTATCCATAATAGGTTTCACCGGAGTAAATTTTATATCATGTAATTTCTTGGTGCCTGGATCCATTAACCGGGCCAATGTAATGGGTGGACTTAAAAACCCACCTTCACTAGATTGTAAAGAATCTGAGAGAAGGGGTTATGAGGCCATCTTGACATTATTGACGACTATTATTGCCCTTAAAACAAAAATGGAAGATGACTAATGCCAAGAGAATTTGATACTGATTCTAGAAAAGACTGGAACGCCCCGATTCACAATTTACTGAAGGCCATCGATAACCACAATAGAGAATATTTTAAAAATGGCGATTTATGGCACTTGGAGAAGGCCGATCAGTTGAGGTCTTATGTTCGGGAACTAAAAGAATGGATTAAAAAGAACGAGAATATCTAATTTATACCCCGTGATAAGAAGTCTCCTCCACAAGACAGGTTCCTTTCGTTTCTAGTTTTATAGACTCGTCTGGATAAACAACAAAAATATCAAAATAATTTCGGCCTTCTATTAGATCAGAGGTTACTAGGTTATCCATGGTTAATTTTATTTGACCTTGTGCGCGATTAACATAAACAATACTAAACGTTTCAAAAGTAGCCGATGTCGGGAATTTTTTTATCCTTGCAATAACCGTACAATCTGTCAGATTGATCGGAGTTTTTATTTGGGATTTTTGGAACAGTTGAAAGGGTTCTTCAAAATCCGTTCCCTTAAAAATCCTGAATCTGACTACTTCTAAGACGGACATTAGAACACCTCAAGACACCTATTATAATACATTTGTCTATCAGCAAGACCTCTAGTGCCACCATTAACTCTTCTGGTTACTTGCTCGACGGTTGGATTAATGTCACATAATTCGTTCATTTTATTAGTGTGCCACCAAAAACCAGAACTAGTTGCTGGATAATTCAGGGCAACATAATCAACCCCTTCCATTACTCTTGGGTCCTTAATAAAATCTGCAAACCTTTGGTAGTTGTATCTACCTGTCATCTGGATGAATCCCGCGCCTTTGAATTTTCTTCCGTCGCCTGGTTGGGTGTTTCCTAGATCAGTTCTGCCTTCATAAGCATCACCAGAAGCAAGTTCTTTCATCCATTTCCCCCCACCAGACTCATGAGAGATCTGGGAAATAAAGTGACGTATTCTATTAGGCGTATTTATATTAAATTGAGTTAGACACCTATTTAAATCATTAATAACCCTGTCACTAATACTTGCTTCAGAAACATCCCAGACCCGAGAGAGTTGGTTTTTGGTGATTAATTGTTGTGGTTGAGATTTATTTCTATACTTTTTCTCAAATTCCCTTTGCACTTCATCAGAAGTATTTTTTTGGAGGTATTCAAATGCATCTACTTGTTGTGGCTCTTCTTTATAAAACTTGGCGGCATCAGTGAATTTAATAGGCGGCTGTTGTTGAGAAACTGGTGGTTTAGAAACAGAAGTTGTTGTGGGTTGAATTGCAGGATTTGCCTCTTGATAAACAGAAATATAAACAGTTCCGGTTTTTGTTAGGGGTAGAACCTTGTCTCTTAGATCAACATTTCTCATTCTTACACAACCATGGGTCGCAAAAAGAGGTTGATTTGGTGCCCAGGCCCCACTCCATCCAGCGGCAGACCCACCCCCATGAAGCATAATACCAGATCGACCGTATTTTGATTCTTGATTTTCAAGCTCTACCATGTCAAAAGAATACCAACCATAAGCGGCCAAGGTTCTATCATAAGCCGGATTGGCGCCAACTCTCTCATAATCTTTATAAATTTGTCCGATTTTATAGATTCCTGGGGGAGTATCGGTTCTTACAAGTCTAAATTCAATATCGGATCCTTGGCCTCTAGCAAGAGCCGGAACTTCCCATAAAAGTTTACCATCAAAAGAATAGGCCTTTGCGGTTTCTGAAATATCGTTAACTACAATATGGGAATCACCTTGTTTAAATCCAAAATCTTGTGGTCTTTTAGTCGGGCCGATCATTTTCTTTATACATATATTACATAAGTATTTAGGATTCTGTGTGGTATTTTAACGGTCAGGAATTTAATGAGGTTGATAAAAAGTATGAGGGATTTGTTTATTTAATAACCAATCTTGAAAATGGAATGAAGTACATTGGCAAAAAACATTTCTGGGAAAGGAGAAAAAATCCAAAAACCGGAAGACGCCAAACCAAAGAAAGCGATTGGAGAAAATATTTTGGTAGTTGCGACCAACTAAAAGAAGACGTTAAATCTTTAGGTAATGATAAGTTCAAAAGAGAAATTTTGTATTTATGTCCACATAAAAAAAGTATGTCCTATTATGAGACATACGAGCAGTTTAAAAGAAATGTTTTAATAGACGAGAGTTATTATAACACCAATATTGAAGGAAAGTTTTACTCAAGCGAAGTCGAGCGGATTTATGGTCTAGTCACAGAATCATTTTGTCAACAAGAAAAAGAACTTCATTGAGGTAATTATCAGCGAGGTTCTTTTCGTTTTGTGGTCTAGGCTCATTATAGAGCCTAGTTTTTAGTTCGTTGAGTTTTGCTTTTAGATTATAAACGTCGGTTATGTGAACCATTAGTCGTTAAAATACTCAAGAGCAATATCTACAACACTATCTTCTGTTAAAGATTCAAGAATATCCAGGGCCTCTGATTCATCTTGAGCATAACCAATACTCATAATGTCTTCAAGCATAAAATCAATTAGATCATAATAATCTGATTCTTTTAGTTGACCCGCAAATTTGGCAAGTCGTTCTTTGACTCCAGTGCTGGCTCTTTGGGTAGAAAGTCTTGCACCCGGAGCCGCAAATCTTACACCCCTTGTTCTACTACCAGATGCTGCCTTTTCTAACTTTTTGGCAGCCTCGGCTTTTCTGGCCGAAATTTGCTTTCTTTGTACTGCTGGTTGACCAGATGTAGATGCTGGTAGGGCCTTTCTTGGGGCCGAGGTTTTTACCCCAGTATCAGTAGTACCTTTGGAAGCAACATCTAGTTTACGTTGAACTGCTGCGCGACGAGTTGCATTTTCTGGGCGAGCCGGGGGGAGAGCCTTTGGTTTTGCAAAAGCATCACCAACTTCTTTCTTTGCGGCAGCTGTTCTTTCGGCCTTGCGCTGTTCATAATCGCCACGAGACATTTTAGATGGTTCTTTACCGACTTTTCGTTGCAGGGCGACACCGACTTTACGAATTGCACTACCTACTGCCCTTCGCTTACTACCAGTTTCTGCTGTTGGCTCTGTGGTGACCGTAACTTGCCTACCACCAACTCTGGCCGTTCTAGTGGTTGCAGGGGCCGCAGCGGCTTTTGTGCCACTAGTCATCATTTGTTTACCAGTCTTGCTCAGGGCCTTACCACCACGGCGAAGAAGACCTTTAAGAAGAGCCTTACCACGATCAACAACTTTACCACCAAGAGCCTTTACTGATTTTCCCATACCACCAGCCGATCCTGCTACAGCCTGCTTTACTGAAGAAATAGGACCAGTAAGTTTATTTCTAACAGTTCTAGCAGCACCGCGAACACGGGCTCCCCTTTCCTGCCTTTTTGCTCTTTGTCTGGCTTCTGTTGCGCTTGCCTCAGACTGAGCTGCATATTGTTTGCGACTAGCGATTCTAGATGCCATATCAACTCTCCTCGCCTCATAAAGAACATCAGCAACGAGTTGATCATAAGACTCACAGATTACCTCGTCCTCTAGGGCATAATCGATCATCTCAAAAGATTCTTCTAGGGTATGGCCATAATCGCGGAATTCCCAGACCATTTCTTCGATTACTTCTTCAATGTGTTCGGGAAGCATGTAATCGACAAAACGAAGATTATCAAAAGACTCTTCGATCTTGCGGTAGTCATAAATTTCAGAGTAGGCTTCAGAAAGTTGGTATCTAGACATATGTATTGAATGGTTAAGTTCTTTTAGTATTTAGCAAAAAGCCCCATTAAAGGGGCCAGTTTTTAAAGTTTGAAATTACTAAAATCGTCAGGCGACATATCTTGATTAAGGCCACCAACAATATAAGATTCAAGCGCCTCTTCTTGAGGTGGGTTTTGAACATTTTTAGAATTGAGCCAATTTTCTGTCCAGGGGAGAGGGTTATTATTGGCCGGAACATCATAAAGAGGTTTAAGTCCAATACTCTTTATTCGACGGTTAGCAATCCATTCAACATAATTAAAGAGAAGTTTATCATTGAGACCAATCATACTCCCGTCTTTAAAAAGATATTGAGCCCATCGTTTTTCTTCATCCACGACTTTCTTAAACATTTCATAAACATAGGGCTCTTCTTCTTTGGCAATTTTGGCCATATCAGGATCGTCTGCCCCGCTTTTCCATTTTGTCAATATATTTTGAGTCAAGAAAAGATGGAGGCGTTCGTCATGAGCAATTTTAGAAATAATCTTTGCAGAACCCTCCATTAAATGGAGTTCACCAAAGGCAAAAGAACATGCGAATGATACATAAAAACGAATACCCTCTAGGATATTAATGTTAGAAACAGCCCGAAAAAGTTTTCGTTTGACTTCATATAATTCAGTTTTTCCTAAATCTACGCCCTCATTATTGAATTTCCAAAGATTAGAAGCACTATAATTCTGGGCCGATTGAATATAATCATCATAAGATTCAGTTACACTCTTGGCTCTTTCTAAAATATTCTCATCACCAATAATAGTATCAAATACTTCAGATGGGTTAGCATAAACATTTTTAATAATAAAAGTGTAAGAATAACTATGGATCATTTCCATAAATTCCCAACAAATCATTGCAGATTCAAGTTCTGGAAGTGAACAATACGGCAGTAGTGCTATTCCGGGTCCTCTCCCCTGCACTGAATCAAGCATAATTTGATACTTTAGGTTAGAAGTAAAAATATGCTTTTGTTCGGGACGAAGTTTTTGATAATCCGCCCGGTCCTTAGGGAACATATATTGATAGGCTTCCGGCCTT